ATTAGGTATTGCTTGTGTTAAAACAAATTTTAATCAATCAGAAGGAGTTACTGTAGAGTACGTTGATCCTGCTTGTTTAGTTTATTCATATACTGAAGATCCTAACTTTGAAGATATATATTATGTAGGTGAAGTAAAAGCTATAAACATAACAGAACTTAAAAAACTATTTCCACACTTAACACCTGCTGATTTAGAAAGAATACAAAAATATCCAGGTAATCAAAATTATACTAGAAACTGGAGTGGTAGAAACAATGATGACACCGTACAAGTTTTATTTTTTGAGTGGAAAAGTTATACAAACCAAGTATTTAAAATAAAACAAACGCCTACAGGTTTAGAAAAGTCTTTAGAAAAACAAGACACTTTTTTACCACCTGAAAATCCTAACTTTGATAGAGTTTCTAGGTCAATAGAAACACTTTGGTCTGGCGCTAAGATATTAGGTCATGATATGATGTTAGACTGGCGTATGTCAGAAAATATGGTTAGGCCAAACTCTAGTTTAGTTAAGGTTAATATGAACTATCAAATATGTGCACCTAGAATGTATAAGGGACGCATAGAATCAATTGTAAGCAGAATAACTGGTTTTGCTGATATGATACAAATAACACACTTAAAACTTCAACAGGTGTTGTCTAAGATAGTTCCTGATGGTGTATTTGTAGATGTAGATGGTTTAGCTGAAGTTGACTTAGGTAACGGCACAAACTATAATCCAGCTGAAGCATTAAATATGTACTTTCAAACTGGTAGTATTGTAGGTAGATCAATGACACAAGACGGTGGCATGAATCCAGGTAAAGTGCCTATTCAAGAATTGTCTACGTCTAATGGTATGGCTAAAATACAAGCTCTTATACAGACTTATGAGTATTACCTTAAAATGATAAGAGATGTGACCGGATTAAACGAGGCTAGAGATGGTACATTACCAGATAAGCAGTCGTTGGTTGGTTTACAAAAGTTAGCTGCAGCAAATTCAAATGTAGCAACCAGACACGTGTTACAAGCTAGTTTGTATTTAACACTTAGAGCATGTGAAAATGTTTCGCTAAGAATATCTGACATGTTAGAATATTCTTTAACTAGCGATGCATTAAAAAATTCTTTAACTGGATATACCGTGGGAGCATTACAGGAGATGGGATCTTTACATCTAGCAGACTTTGGTATATTTTTAGAATTAGAACCAGATGAAGAAGAGAAAGCTCAGTTAGAAGCAAACATACAAATAGCACTACAGTCTGGACAAATAGATTTAGATGACGTTATAGATATTAGGCAAGTTACTAATTTAAAGCTTGCTAATCAGATGTTAAAACTTAGAAAGAAGAAAAAGAGAGAAGCTGATCAACAAGCTCAAGCAGCACAAGCTCAGGCACAAGCTCAAGCACAAGCGCAGGCTGCTGAACAAATAGCAATGGCTGAAACTCAAAAGCAACAAGTATTAACAGAACAGAAAATTCAAATAGAAAAGTCTAAGTCAGAATTTGAGACTCAAAAAATGGAAATGGAAGCTCAAATAAAAGAAAGACTTATGCAGAGAGAATTTGAATACAACATGCAGCTTGCACAAGCTAGAGTCGATGCGGAAAAAACTAGAGAAAGAGAAATAGAAGATCGCAAAGATGAAAGAACTAAAATACAAGCTACACAACAAAGTCAATTAATTGATCAAAGAAAAAATGACTCATTGCCTAAAAACTTTGAATCCGCTGGTAATGATAACATTGATGGATTCGGTCTAGAGCAATTTATGCCTAGATAATTTTTATTAATTATTATATTATATTATGTCAAAAGAAGAAGAAATAAAAAAGGCTAGTGATGGCTCTTTAGAGCAAGGTGAATTTAAAATGCCTAAGAAAAAAAGAGGTAGACCTAAAAAACTAGTTAACAAAGAACAAGTTTCTAAAATAGATTTAAGTAAAAAAGAAGAAGATGCCGTTCAAGAGTCAAGCACAGAGAAAATTGTGTTACAGTCTACTGAGCAAGGAGAAGAGAAAGGGAAAGAGGTCGAAGTGGGATTGCAAGAAGTGGGATCAACACACGAAGAAGAAAAACCTACCGAAGAGGTTGAAGAAAAGTTAACGCCAATAACTGAAATAAAAGAAGAAGCTGTAGAAGAAAAAACTCAAGAAAAAGTAATTGAAACAAAAGTTGAAGAAAGACAATTACCAGAAAATATAGAAAAACTAGTTTCATTTATGGAAGAAACTGGTGGAACGGTTGAAGATTATGTTAGGATTAACGCTGACTATTCTAATGTAGATGATAATACTTTATTAAACGAGTATTATAAACAGACTAAACCACATCTTAATCAAGAGGAGATTAGCTTTATTATGGAAGATAGTTTTTCCTATGATGAAGAGATGGATGAAGAGCGAGAGATTAGAAAAAAGAAACTCGCTTATAAAGAAGAAATTGCTAAAGCCAAAGGCTTTTTGGAGAACATGAAGGACAAATACTACGCGGAGATCAAGTCGAGACCCGGTGTCACTCAAGAGCAACAAAAAGCAGTTGACTTTTTCAATCAATACAACAAGGATCAAGAGATGGCCTTAGACAGTAGAAGACAATTTTTAAAAAGAACTGAAGATTTTTTCCAGAATAAATTCAAAGGTTTTGAGTTTTCGGTTGGAGACAAAAGGTTTAATTATAAAGTTAATTCTAATACTAAGGAGTTTATTGATAACCAAAAAGATATTGACAACATATTCAAGAGGTTCTTGGACAAAGAAGGTAAAATATCTAATTTGAACGAATATCATAAAGCCATTTATGCTGCTCACAATGTTGATTCTATTGCTAACCATTTTTATGAACAAGGTAAAGCTGACGCTACTAGAGATGTTATAGCTAAGTCTAAAAACATCACTAACGACACTAGGCCAGTTCCTAGTGGAGACACGTTTATAAATGGTATTAGGGTAAAATCAGTATCTGGCGCAGATAGTTCTAAGTTGAAAATAAGATATAAAAATAAACGATAATTAAAAATTAAAAATCATGGGTCAATTTGACACTGGCGGGGCTTTTCCTCCGTCAATTGCGCCTTCTCAAGACAAAGTAACTTTATCTTCTAATTATTTAGAATTTAACAGTGAAACAGGTGGAGGCACTTTTTTACAACAATATCTACCTGAGCTTTATGAAGCTGAAGTAGAAAGATACGGAAACAGAACTTTATCTGGTTTCTTGAGAATGGTAGGAGCTGAAATGCCAATGGCTTCTGATCAAGTTATTTGGTCTGAGCAAAACAGATTACATGTGTCTTATGACGATGTTGAAGTTGGTGGCACAGGTACTACTCTTACTGTTACTTTACCTGAAGAAAATGGTGATAACGCAGAGTGTGCTATTAGAGTTGGACAAACTATCGTAGTTTCTAACGGACTTGACACTGCTAAAGCTTACGTTATTGACGTACAATCTGCTAGTGGTACAGCTCCAAACAGAACTGCTGTTATGACTGTTGAAACTTATACAGTAGCTGAATTAAACTCTGCTGGTATGGCTGATGCTTCTACTGTTAAGTGTTTTGTATATGGTTCTGAGTTTGACAAAGGTACATTAGGTTTAGATGCTTCTCAAACAGGTGGAGTTTCTCCAGCTGGAGTAAAAGCTATTGAGCCTATTTTAACTCAATTTTCTAACAAGCCTATCATACTAAAAGACTTCTATGAAGTTTCTGGTTCTGATACTGCTCAAATTGGATGGGTTGAAATCGCTACTGAAGATGGTACATCAGGTTATTTCTGGTATTTAAAAGCTGAGTCTGAAACAAGATTAAGATTTGAAGATTACTTAGAAATGGCTATGGTTGAAGCTGAGAAAAACGGTGCTTCTGGTGGTGTTACAGCTTTACAAAATCCAGGTACTGAAGGTATGTTTGCTGCTATTGAAGATAGAGGTAACGTATACGAAGACTTTGCTGGACCTACTCAAGGTGGTTCTGGTGCTTTAGGTGATTTTGACACTATATTAGAGCAACTAGATACACAAGGTGCTATTGAAGAAAACATGTTATTCTTAAAAAGAGCTACTGCTTTAGATTTTGATGACATGCTTGCAGCTGTTAACGCTGGTTATGGAGATGGTGGTGGAAATTTTGGTGCTTCTTACGGTTTATTCGATAACGAAGCTGAAATGGCACTTAACTTAGGTTTCTCTGGTTTTAGAAGAGGTTCTTATGACTTCTATAAAACTGACTGGAAATATCTTAACGATGCTTCTACAAGAGGTTTAACTGGAGACATCGACGGTGTTATGATTCCTGCTGGAACATCTACTGTTTATGACCAAATGTTAGGTACAAACATCAGACGACCTTTCTTACACGTAAGGTATAGAGCTTCTGAAGCTGATGATAGAAGATACAAGTCATGGATCGTTGGATCTGTGGGTGGTGCTTACACTTCAGGATTAGATGCTATGCAAATTCACTTCTTATCTGAGAGATGTCTTTGTGTTCAAGGAGCAAACAATTTCGTATTGTTTAAATCTACTGTTTAATTAGTAGTAATTATAAAAGACCCTGCTAATGCGGGGTCTTTATTAACTTATATTATATTATATTATGCAAAAAGAAATAAAAGATCATGTCCCAGCGATCGAAAAAGATTGGGAAATAAAAGATAGATATTATCATCTTACAAGAAATAGAGCACCTCTTACTTATAGAATGAAACCTAGGCACACTCAAAAAAGACCATGTCTTTGGTTTGATGAAGAGTTAGGTTACAATAGAGAGCTTAGATATGCTACTAATCAAAAATCTCCTTTTAAAGATCAACAAGAAGGTAGTGTTACTCTAGGTCATATTGTTTTTGAAGAAGGTGTATTAAGAGTTCCTAAAGAAAAACAAGCTTTACAAAAGCTTTTGTCTTTATATCATCCTAATTTAGGAAGAACATACAAAGAAAGAGATGCTATTAAAGAAGCCGCTAGTGACGTTGATATACTTGAATTACAAGTAGAAGCAATGGTGTTAGCTAAAGAATTAGATATTGAACATATTGAAGCTATACTAAGAGTAGAAAAAGGATCTAAAGTAAGTAATATGTCTTCATCTGAATTAAAAAGAGATATATTATTGTTTGCTAGATCTCAACCAAGTTTATTTATAGAACTTGTACAAGATGAAAATGTAGAGTTAAGAAACTTTGCTATAAAAGCTGCAGAGTTCAATATTATAAAACTTTCTCAAGATCAAAGAACTTTCTCTTGGGCTAGTAATGGTAGAAAACTAATGAATGTACCATTTGATGAAAATCCTTATTCAGCTTTTGCTGCTTATTTAAAAACTGATGAAGGAGTAGAAGTCTATAACTCAATACAGAAAAAGTTAAAATAACAAGTGATTATAATTAAGGCGGCACTACGCCGCCTTTTTTTAAATATATACAAATGGCAATAGATGTAAATCAAGTATACAAAACCGTATTACTTATACTTAACAAAGAACAAAGAGGATATATGACGCCTAATGAGTTCAATAAAATAGCAACTCAAGTACAGCGTGAAACATTCGAAAGGTACTTTGATGATCTTAATCAAAACGTTAGAATACAACAAACTGATTTTGATTATGCTGATAGAGTATACAATACAGACGAAAAAATTGCTGAATTTAAAAGATTTGGAGCAGCTACATATGCTGCTGGCACACCAAATAAGTTTACACTTCCTGCGAATTTATATAGGTTAAGTACAGTAACTTAT